AACTTTGTTATCACTATTCGTTATTGTATGACCAAACTCTTTTTCGGCAGCAAAACAACCTTCTGCATGATGCCTTAAAGCTCTGTGTGCAAAATGAGAAGTAAGTTTTTTACTCTCATCCATCCAATCATGTATAGGTTGGTAGTCGCTTACACTACCACCCCATTTTTTAACACTTGATTGACTATGGTAAAAACAATTAGCCATTATATAATCCTTCCCAATGATCAGATCGCATCATTTCTGCGACTTGTTTTTCTCGTTTTCTCGAAACATTGTAAACAGCTCCTCTGGTGATTGGGTGAGTCGCCCAGTCAGTCGCAGTTTGATAAATCGCAAAAATTGTATTGCCATATTTAGCAACATACTTACCCCATAAAGAGTCCAGATCACGCATGACAACAATACTGTTATTGTCGATGTCGAGATTTGTTTTACGAGTGTTAGCCAATGTTTTTCTGAATAGTTCTGTAACATCATTTACCTTCACTTTCTTTTGCATCATTTTAAACATTTCGTCACCCATTTCTTGATGGCTTTCTAAACCAGCGCGAAACTCAGCGACACTGTAGGTTATATCCTGTTTGGAACTATGTTTATTGTAAACAGTAAATGTCCAATCTGGTCTAACCATACCATTTAAGCACCACATATAAATAGATGAGAACATAATTTGCTGTCCCCATTGTCCATCAAGTGATGAATAAATTCTAACTTGTGGAATAATACATTCGTTAGATCGTTTATTAGAATCTAAATAGATTTGCTTATTCCAAAAATTTATATTTCTTCTAAACTTTTTACCATCAGCATAAACGTGATCTTCTGTAGTTATTTTCCATTGATCTATATTTGGTACAGCATCTAATATTACTTCATTTACTTTTTCAGATAATACAGAATATGGTCTGACAATATAATCATCAGAATGTATACCTAATAATTTACCAGTATCTTTTCTTACTAAAGCATATCTTTCTACTGGTGTATCTTCTTGATCAATTGCAATATCATCTTCTTTTTCTGACCAATAAAACAATTGTTTTTTTTCTACTTCAAAATACGCACTTGGATCTATTGTGAGTAGATTGTTTTCTTTCATTTGTATATTTGTTTGCATAAGACCTCTTTCTTTCTTTCTAGTTAGTCACTTCCCCTCATTCGAGGGGGAGTCTATTTTTTAGTTTTTCTTCTTTTTACAGGTTTATTACTTGGATAAACTATTGGTGATCTAAACTCGTCAAGCCATTTCTCATGTTCTTTCCAACTAATTTTTTTAGGTTTATTCTTAATATCTTTAGGTTTCTGTTTCTTTTCTTTTATCATAAAACCAATCTTTAACCTTTCCTATTTTAAATTTATGTTTTCTAGATTTTTGTTTACTTGCAAATTCGGTAGCATCTTTCTCTTGCATAAAACATTGATTAGTAAATAGTTCCCATTTATCCTCCTTTTTTAAAGACCAAATTATACAATACATTATAAATCTCTGGATATACTAAACTTACTAGTATCGTTTATCATACCAGCAACAAAGACTAACATATGCCATACATAAATATCGTAGGTCATAGCTCTAGTTTTACAAAAATTAAAATTAAGATCTTGACTATCGTATTCTTTTTCTGTTGGCATATTCTTTTCTAATACAAAAGTTTCACAACCCGGGTTACCATTGAAAATTATATGTTCATCAGTAATTTCAATATCAGCTAGATTTTTATCTGCTATACCATCAATGTAATCAGCTTCATGTTTTATCTGTTTCCATTGATCGTCAGTAAAATTAATATGTTGATGCCAATAATTTGTGTAACCCATGTTATTCCTTTCTTTTTGCTTGATCTAATTTAAATTCGTATCTGGATTGTTCGGCAGCTTCTACTTCGTATACAACTTCTTCAGTAGAAACACCTAACTCTTGTAATCCATTTTCAAATTGTTTTGTATCAATCTTACATTCTGCATAATCATTTTGTAATTGTTCTAATTTATCCAGAAATTCTTGTTTAGTTTGTGCCATATATACCTACATTGTTATTATTTTAACCATGAACAAAAAAACAATAAATACAACAGTATAAAATTTTATATCTGTCATATTATTCTTTTGCTGTTTTCTTTTTAATTTCATATGGTAGCTCAACTTTCTCTGGCATATGTTTACCAATAGCTATACATAATCCTATGAAAGCTCTAATTGGAAACATAATAGCTGTCCATATCCATTGTGCTAATACATTCATTAGCCAGTTTTGTAGTTTATTCCACATTTTACACCTCTTTCTTTGTTTATTATTATACACTTATTACTTGTTATTGCAAGACATTCGGTAGCACCTCATGTTTTTGCCCCACCGAGTTTTGAAAAAATTCTTAACTCGATAAAAAAATGCCCATGGCTCAGAGCCGAGCCACAGGCAAGTTTGTTAATGGTTAGGCAATTAATTTCTTTAATTCTTCTACCATCATATTTTTCTCAGCTTGATTGACATATACCTTGTCAGTAACTGATCCTCTTTTGGCAACTGGTACATAAGATTTACCAAAAATCTCTTTGTACTTAGTTTCAAGAGCATCAACTATCAATGCTGATCTTCTACAATTCAACGACTGAACTTTGTTTCTGAAGATTAATGATGATAACTTACCTTTGGTAATTTCTGTACCAACATCATCTCTTACAGCTTGTCTTGTAGCTTCTTTAGTTTTATCTAATGAAGAATGACACATTTCATTATGTCTGTAGAAACTGCCATAAATAGAATCAAAATTCCATTGGGCAATTCTACTCCAATCTTCATTATCAATAAATGGTGTGATAATATTATCAATAAGACTATTAATACCATTCACCATATTAGTTTCAGACTCATCTAAAACCATCTCCATATTAGCAAGTCTGCTATCTGGATCATCTCTATAAGTTTCGTTCATTGACATAATTTACTCCTTTTCGTTAGTTTGTTTATCATTGTTTAATTTATATACTGCGTATGCAATCAACCCAATTACTACAGGTGACAGCAATATACTGAAAATAGCACCTACAAAGTAGAATACCATTATCAAAGCAGATATACCTATTACCTTTAACAAGTTAGCTAGTTTTGACACTTTCACCTCCATAACATGTTAGTTCATTATCAATTACCATCACCTCATCAGTATCACCTACCGATTCAGCAACATCTCGCTTTATAGCCAACTCCTCAACTCTCTTAATCTTATCAGAATCTTCTCTTATCTTAAAATAAGACATAAGATCTGAAGCTCTTTCATTACTCATAATTACCTTTCAGTTAAGTTAATAAATCCAATGTGTACACACTGGTTACTCGAGCAGTCATCATGAGGCAAAGCTCAATGACTGCATGCGACACAGGGGTTGCACCTTGTGTGCGACCTTCGTGTCCTCGCCGAAGCGAAGCGAAGGGCATGCTCATTGAGGCAAACTCATGATACAAGCGAGTACCCCCCGTGTGTGTGAGGGGCCCATAGCGATACCGAGTAACGCACAAAAGCGTAAAGCTTTTGGAGTAACGCAGGGGTTTCTCAGGCGAAGCCAATAGCGTAGAAGGATGCCTAGAAGTTTGCTCTGCAAACTGTCAGGCGAGTTCTTAGCGTATCAAGCAGCGACCTTAGGAGCTGCGTCAAGAGAAAATCGTGTATGGGACAAAAGGGTGTCGCTTGTCGACACTCCTATTAACCGAACGGAGTGAGGGCTAAGCGACAAGGATCGTCACCCGAAGGGACAAGACAACCCTTGTGTCGTTCCAAGACACAGAGGTTGGCTTGGGTGCGAAGCACTAGAGCCTGTTAGTCGCACATACTATATTTAGTATTGTGAAGTTAAAACAACACAAGACAAGTAATATAATGCTTGACAACAAACTTTCGAACCCTTACGTACAGTTAGGGGTAGAATATAAAAGGCGTTATATGAGTGAACTTACAGAGAAACAGAAGAAGCTAGTAGATACCATCGTAACAACTGGATGTAGTATCAAGGATGCAGCTAAAACAGCAGGATATTCAAGCAAAGGAAGCGAAGAAGCAGGGAGAGTAAGTGCTTCTCGCACACTACGACTCCCAAAGGTACAGACCTATATGCAACAAGCAATAGCACGTACGTTAGGATTAGGAGCAGTGAGTGCGAGTAGGAAACTTATCGACCTGTCTAGTGGAGCTAGATCAGAGTATGTACAACTCGAAGCGTCAAGAGACATACTCGACAGGGTAGGACTGAGAGCGCCAGACAAGGTAGCACATAATATCCAAGGGGACATTAAGATTAACATCGACCTTACATAAAAAAGTGACGGTACAGCGTACCGACTTTGCCCCACTCGGAACGAGGGGGTGGGGGCAAAAACGCCATCGTCTAGATGACTAGTGGACTTACACACACAACAGAGTTGATTTTAAGCTCACACTGCGCTACAAGAAAGAATGGCTAGAGTTAAATTCGATATCAATAAGTTAGCCCATGAAACAAGGGCGAAATACAAAAGGACTAGTATATCTAGTCGAAAGCCTAAGAAAAGTTCAATGAACAAGGCTAAGAAAAGGGATTTTAAAAAATACAGCAGACAAGGGAGATAATGTTGAAAAAATATTTAAAGCAGCTACAGGTTTTATCATTATACTACAGAGAAGGAATTGTGGGATTCTGGTTAGGATTACTAACTGGTATTATGATAAGTGCGTTTATTTTTAATTAACTAAAGGTAAAAAATATTTATGGTCGCTAAAGTATATCAAAATCCAAAAGGAGGATTAAATGCAAGAGGTAGAGCTTTCTTCAAAAGAACAGAAGGTTCTAATTTAAAAGCTCCTGTAAGCTCTGGAAAGAATCCAAGAAGGGTATCATTTGCTGCTAGGTTTGCAGGAATGAAAGGCCCAATGAAAGATAGCAAAGGCAGACCTACAAGAAAAGCATTAGCATTAAAAAAATGGGGCTTTGGTTCGGTAGCTGCTGCTAGAAGTTTTGCAAACAATAACAAAAAATCATAGGAGAAAGAAATGGCTAAAAAAGGTTTATATGCAAACATACATGCAAAAAGAGAAAGAATTAAATCTGGTTCTGGTGAAAGAATGAAAAAACCAGGATCAAAAGGTGCACCAACATTAAAAGCATTTAAACAATCAGCAAAAACAGCTAAGAAAAAATAAATGTATTACATTGCTAAAATATGGAAGGGTGAAACCTTTAAAAAAGAAATATTGTTTTCTGCAAATAATGATGTTATAGCTATGCAGAAATGTAGTGCTGCAATCCCAGACGGATGTAGAGCTACATATTATGAAATAACACAGG